ATATTAAAAACATGTTCTGCAACCCATCGTCTAGAGAAATATCCCTCAGTTGCGGATGCAGCAATATCAAATTTTGTTTTCCAATGCTCTAGCTCTTGTAACTCAGCGATTTTTGAAGGGTTATTAAGAGATAACTTAAAGTTTATCAAATCGTCTCCTCTATACCCTAATGTATAGAGATGAATTATTCCTACTTTTTCTAACTCATTGATCACTGCGCGTTGGAGTCTTTGTATTGTTCTTGCAAATCTAATATCTTTTTGAGCTAACGTCGTTTTATCTTCGGTTGCTCCTTCACCCATCGTAAGATACGATTGTGGTACTTTCAACGCCGAAAACAATTTGTCACGAAGATATTTGATATCATCAATGTCAGTTGTATTGGAACCACCAGCTAAGTTTTGAATATCTGTTGCAGAGCCTGCACGTACAGGGATGTAATAATCTTCTTCGATCGAAAGCGGGTTATACCGTAAGTCTACGCGGCCAGTGTCCTTGTTAACAATAGAGTGCCTTTTGAGTTGTGATACAACTTTCTGCATATACTGTTCAACATCTTGTGGTGGGATGGCGCCTACATCAATCTTAAATACACGGCGTTCGGAAGAGCGTACAACACGATAAGCCATCATTGCATCTTCCATAAGAACAAGCTGTCTCCAGATACGTCTAGCAGGTTCTAAAACACTGGTTCCATATGGAGCATACTTATCATTCCCAAGAATTCGGAAGTGTGCTATTTGCCAATTCTCGAATGTCATTCCGGCTGAATTCCACTGATACTGGACGTAGTTCGGGTTTGTTGAATCTTGACCTTCAAGACGTTCTATATCTTGCAGTGGCAGTGCGATAGTTGACTGAATACCATGTTGATCATCAATGTCTAAGTACAGTATGAAGTCGCCGTACTTGCACATCGTGCGGCACCATCCAAAGAGATTAAATTCAACGTTCATAACACTCCTATAGAGGATGTCTAGCACGGCTTTGATCTCTTCGTTGGCGCATGCAATGTTGAGCATCGGTCGCAAATCAGAAAAAGTCGTCATCTCATCGGCGTATATGTCTATTGAAGATGCAATCTCCGGAGTGAACTCCATTTGATCAAAGTCAATATAGCGCTCGCCGCGGCGTTGGTTTTGAATTGCATTCGCTGCAATCGCATCTAACGGATTGTACGTTTGCTTCTTAAACTGTTGTCCTGAAGCCGATTTAAATCTAGAAGAAAACTTATCTAAATGTTGTCTTCTGATTTTACGGCCGGATTGTGAACGATAATTTATAATCGGTCCAGATAACAGTTTCGTCAAAGCTTTGAATAAAGCTGATTCCTTGTTAACCGTGGTTTTTCCATATGTTGTTCTGGGTGGCATTTATCTTCTCACTTTATAATCCACATATATTCATTATATATATTTTCTGCTTCTATTATACTATCAAGAGCGCTGTCTTTTTTGTAGCCTAACTGTCCCTTTATATTTGCGTCAAACGTGGTTCTGGAAGTTATGATGGCGTCTACGAAGGCTTTTTGATAATTTAAATCTCTTGCATTTACTTGTAATGCTGTGTCTCTAACCCAACATGCGATTGCAAGAGCCATTATTAAATCATCGTTATAACCTTTCATTGCTTGTGGCCTTCCGTTTTTCCAAATAAAAGTTTTCATCTCGTTGGTTAAACGAGAAGAATATACTTTAATTAGTTTATTTCTGATAAACTCCTCTAATTTTGCTATGATAAGAGGTCTTGTTTTCATAGAAGTGGTGAAGCCGGGTACGGCGCTATTCATATATTCGGCTTGATGTTGCTCAATATACTCGTGTGTTGACTTAATTGAGTGATAAACATTTGGATATTGATATTCATTTATTAATTTTTCTAATACCGAGTATCCAATATTGTTATTCTCGACTACAACCATTGCAGTTCCAAACTCGCGGCCAACACTGTTAAGCATGTTGGCATACATATCAAGCGTTGGCTTTCCTTGATATTCTCCAATGACTTGTAGCGTTTCAAGTTTTAGAATATGGAATGTGGAGAAGTCAGCGCCATCGCCTCTGGATACATCTGCCACCATAAGATAATTGCAAGTTGGATCATACTCTTCCCAGAGCCAGAAGTTGCGGTCAAAGCCGGTCCTATGTTTTGGTTCACATACCATTGATAGTAACCAGTTCATTTCATCAGAATCAATAACTGTTTCGCCAGATGTATTGAAATTACATTCAAGTTCTTGGGCGATCTGTCTTTTTGACATGTTCTTGGTTTCTTTTTTAAACCAAGGTATGTCTCTATCTGGATGAACATCCCAAGATAATGTTGTTAAATGAAAGTTGTTAGCCCCAGCTTCAGAGTCTGTACATGTTTTGTGGAACCAGTTTCCAACACCATTGGGCGTGGACAAAGCAATACACCGACCACCGGTTGATAGCGTGGGATATAGGCCGGTCCACAATTCGTCTAAACCATCGATGTGGGCGGCTTCGTCAAGAACAAGTAAAGACAGAGCTTCAGAGCGGCCTGCATCGCCGGAAGTGGAGGCGGCTTTGATAGAAGAACCATTTGATAATTCAAACGATGTCCGGTTGTCAACACTAATAGTTGAGATCTTTAGCCAATCTGGCAAGTTGCGCATAATGTTCTTGACTTTCTTTACCAAGTTCCCTGCTGTCGCAAACTTAGTTGCCATAACAAGAATAGCTTTGTCGCGGTGAAATAACATCATCCAAACAATATAGCCAGCGCTGATGGTTGATATCCCTAACTGGCGTGCTTTTAAAATGACGTTAAACCGATAGTCGTTAAAGTCTTTTAGAAGCTCATCTTGGAAGTCATATGTGTCAAACAAAATTAACCCGTGTAACGGGTGTGATATTCGTGCGTAAGTTTTTAGAAAATACGAGGGGTTTTTACCACATCTGAGTATTTCTTTGACTCTTTGTTTTTTGTCTAATTTGAATGTCATACATCTTGTTTGTCTAATTCTGCCCTCAACGAGTCGCGAGCTTCATCATCTATAAACTCTCCAGGTCTATCTAGATATCTGAAGGTTTCAATTCCGGAGGCTTCCGCGGCATCGATTATCTCTGTATCTGACATCTCTGGTGCTGTAATGTCTTTTCTTTTCACGTCCCCTGTGCTATGCAGGGGTGCTGTTTCACCAGCAAATATATCATGCCATTCGGTTTCCATCATTACTTCGTGGATCAGCTTCTCTATCTCTTCTAGCGATCGCGGCGCGAATCCAACAGCAGAGCGACCCTCGGCGCCTTTAACATAGAGAGTCTCTGGTGGCTCCTCTTTAGGCGTTTCTGGGCTGGCGCCTCCCATCTCAACTCCGGGGATTGTCTCAAATACTGCCTGAAATAAAATTTCCACATCGCTGGCGGGCATGCCTTTGATGATTGCAGAAATGGCTTGTATCGGGCCTCCTATTTCTGGTTCTTCATCATCCGGCGGGTGGTCGTGGGGCTTTTCCATTGCGATAGTCTCGCCGTCGTGTTTAGCATAGCGAGCAGGCTCACGCTCTTCCGGTGGTCGATATTTATCACCCATGATTTGTTTTAAGAGATCTTCAACAGATTGTCCCTCATCTATATCATAGCCTTCTTCTTTGACGTACTCTTCAATGATGATGCGTCGGAGGTCTTCTTTGGTAATCTTCATCTTACTTCTCAGAATTCTTGGGGCGAGTATCGTTCTTAGGGCGCTTGCCTTGCCAACCGCCTAGTTCAAGGAAAGATCTCCAGTCCTTGTCAAGGGTACCTTCTGATTCTGCAGCAATTTGCATGGCTTCGTCTAATCCGCCAACTTTGTAATGTTTCTTGGCAGTCACCCAAGAGCGAACACGAGAAGAGTTCTCAACCCAGATATCGAACGCTCCATCTTCTGTGAGGGTTACTGATTTTCCGGTTAGCGTGCGGTATTCTTTTTTGAGCCATTTTGAGATGTCAGAGATTCGCTGATCAATTTCTCCTTCAAATCCATTAGTGTATACTTCTCTAAGTTGTACCTCTGAATGATATGTTAGACACATCATGTTTCCATAAAATTTTACATTGAAGCCATCCATCACTCTCTTATCTATGAGTGGGCGACCCTCTTCACGTTGGAGGCCTACTTTGACAGCTTCACCGTCTTCTTTTTGCGCGCCGTCGTATGCATTTGCGGCGGCTTGAGATAGTCCCTGAATTATTTCATATACTGATGTCTTTTCTTTCTTTTTAGCCATTTTTTGGTCTCCATCCTTTTTGCCATCTTTCTTCTCTACCCTCAATATATTTGACGTGACACTTGTGACAACATTCAAATTTCGTGAGACAAACATCATCCATTGATTTCTTTGGAATAGATCCGCAGACAGAACAATATCTTAGAGATTCTCTATTAAGTAGTTTTTTTGTAACCTTTATGCCATTAATATCAATTTTCTCTTGATACTCTTCATTTTTCTTTGTTTTTTTATAAAACTCTTTCATCTGCTGCTGATGTTCTTTTTCTTTAGCCTCATTCCAATTTGCTCTTGGGTTCGTCACTGCTTCCGGTCCGTACTTTTCAGCGATTGCTTTCTCAACAGCGGCAATCCTATTTAGTTCTTTATCTTTCATTGAATACTTTGTATGCTCCATAGGTGGTGGCAGTACCAACAACAACTCCACCGGTGAACCATAACAATCGGTAACGAGGTGATGTCTTTTTTAAAGAGTCAACAAGTATCTTGATTTCTTTATCCTTCTGTATTATAAACAAATTGTATTCATTTGTTAAGGACTTATGTTCGATTCTTAGATTTTCTAACTTGAACTCGTATTCTTCTTTTTGAATCTTAAGTTGGTAATCTGTTTGTGTTTCACATAAATATTTTGCAAC